AATAGATTGCACTTATGAAAGCCCATCTTTTGGCCGTCAAAAATGGGCACACACAAGAGAAGATGTTTTTTGGTTTACAATCTGGACTAACGGCTATAATTTATTAAGAGTAATTTCAGTAAATGATAAGTCTTGGGACTCCATTCTTGACGAAAACGGACTAAACAGAAAATCAGAACAAGAGCAAGAGTCTGAGCAACTTCAAGAAAAAGTGGATAGTTTAATTAAAATTAGCAACCCAATAAATTGTATAAAATCAGACTACGAACAAGTACATCAATTATCTGCTTTACCTAAAGGGTTTGATGTAATAGAGGCCGCATATCTTAGCGTTACTTCGGCTATTTCAAATGTTTTGCGACAAGAAGCTTATTTAACCACAAACAAAGACCACTCAATATCAAAAACGGATTTCCAGCTTCCTCTTTTAGGTATAAAAATATATGTGCCCACGGGAAGGCACGAAGGAGTAATGTATATATTTTTATTACCAGAACAAGACCTTGACAGTTTAAAGAAAGAGTTACAAAAAAGAGCTCTAGATGCTGGAAAGCTAATAGAAGACGGTTTTTGTAAAGGGGGTATTCAAATATGATAACTCGATGCTACTCAGTGAGATTGGAATTTATGATTCCAATCTCACCTAAGTGCTGGAAAGCCACGGCGTTTGACGGAAGCGAAGCCCTTATACCAGACTCACAATATTTTGGGCAAGACCATGACGTTTTAAAAAGCGAAGCGCATTGGATAAGCGCTTGGATACTCGAAAAAAAAGACCTACAATATTCCTCTAAAAAATGGACTAACTTTTCTAAAGCAGGAAAAAATATCGGGCAAATTGAATTTACGCACCACACTCCAAAAAAAATAAGCGGGGAAGTGATCCACGATAAAAATTTAGAGCGATGATGCTATCCCAACAAACCGAAGCGGTAACCAAATTGGAACAATTCAAAGTTGGCGCTTTGTTCATGGAGCCAGGAACCGGCAAAACTCGTGCGGCTTTAGAATTGATAAAGCCCCTGAACAGTGATTGCATAGTTTGGTTCACACCGTTTCAAACAAAGGAGAACCTAAAGGAAGAGCTACAAAAATGGAATGGCAATAATATTGATGTTGTGGGGATTGAAAGTGTTCAGAATAGTGATCGTTTGTATCTGGACATTACTCATAGATTAATGAATGCCATAAACCCTGTGCTTATTGTGGATGAAAGCCTGAAAATCAAAAACAGCGATGCCAAGCGCACCCAACGATTAATTACGCTGAGTAATTTAACCGAATACAAACTTATTTTAAATGGCACTCCAATCAGCAAAAGCCTGCTGGATCTTTGGGCACAAATGGAATTTCTTTCGCCTACTATTTTAAATATGAACGAAACCCAATTTAAAAATAGTTTTTGCGAGTACAAAACAATGACGGTTAGAAAGCCCGGCTCTTACAGGATCCGATCCAAAGAATGGATCATTAAATACCACAATTTGGAACACCTGTACAAATTAATTGAGCCTTATGTGTATGAATGCAGTTTGGATTTGCAAATTGGAAAACAACAAATCGAAGTTCCTTTTGAATTGCAGGAAGAAGAAAAAGCGGAACACGAAAGGATCATCGATAAAGTTTTGAGCAATGAATGGTTAATGGCCAAGCCTAATTTCTTTCTGGAGTTGACCCAAAAATTGCAAAACAATTACTCCAGGACAAAAGAAAAGTTTGATTTTGTCCGGGAAATCTTGTCAAAAAATGACAAGTCGAAAGTGTTGATTTTTGCCAAATACATTGAAACCCAAAACTTGCTTAAAAAAACATTTGCTGACGTGAAAATATTGAGCTATCAAAAGCACAGTTTCGGGCTTAATTTACAATCGTACAACAGAACCATCTTTTTTGACAAAATATGGGATTACGCTTTGCGAGAGCAAGCTGAAAGGAGAATTTATAGAACCGGACAAACAGACGATTGCATTTTTTATGATCTCACCGGAAATGTTGGCCTTGAAAAAATGATAGATGCGAACATCAACAAAAAATCAAACCTGTTGCGGGAGTTTAAAACACTGAGTTTAGAAGAATTTAAAAAAGCGGTATTATGAATGTTTATGAATTGGCAGTCCAACGCATTGAAATCCTTTTCAAAGAATTCGACAATATTTACGTTTCTTTTTCAGGAGGAAAAGACAGCGGCGTGACGCTTAATTTGGTGGTAGATTATATGCGGAAAAACAACATCACCAAGAAAATTGGCGTGTTTCACATAGATTATGAGGCACAATACCAAATGACCACAGATTATGTGGATGAAGTTTTAAATTCCAACCAAGACATCTTTGATGTTTATCGAATTTGCCTTCCATTAAAATCCCAATGCGCAACTTCTATGTATCAAAGTTTTTGGTATCCTTGGGAAAAATCAAAGCAGGAAATTTGGGTGAGGGAAATGCCGGAAAACGGAATTAACGAGGAAAATCACAATTTCGATTTTTGGAAACCCAAAATGAGCGATTACGAATTTCAGGAAAAATTCAGCAACTGGTACCACAAAAAAATGAAAGCAAAACGCACCGCTTGCCTTGTGGGAATACGGACGCAGGAAAGTTTGAACCGGTGGCGCGCTATCCATTCAGACAAAAACTACAAAAATTTTGAAGGCAATAAATGGACTAAAACAATTGCCAGAAATGTGTATAACGCATATCCTGTTTACGACTGGCTAACGTCTGATGTTTGGGTGGCAAACGCGAAATTCAGGTGGGAATATAACACGCTGTACGATTTGTATTACCAGGCGGGAATTGGAATTGAACAAATGCGGGTGGCAAGCCCGTTCAATGATGCGGCTTCGGCAAGCCTGAAACTTTACAGGGTGATAGATCCCAATAACTGGGCTAAGATGGTAGGCCGTGTAAATGGCGTAAACTTCACCGGCTTGTATGGAGGTACCACCGCAATGGGCTGGCAAAATATCAAGTTGCCACCAAACCACACCTGGGAGAGTTATATGCACTTTCTTTTAAACACGCTCCCGGAAGAATCAAAACAAAATTACCTTTCAAAACTGGAAACTTCCATTAATTTTTGGAAAGAAAAAGGCGGGGTTCTTTCAAAAGAAACCATTAAAAAACTTAAAAAAGCCGGAGTTAAAATTAAAGTCGAAAAAGAAACAAATTACAAAACCGATAAACTCCCGGTGAGGATGGAGTATCTGGATGATATCGATATTTCAGAAGCAAAAGAAATCCCCACGTTTAAAAGAATGTGCATCTGCATTATGAAAAATGACCATTTGTGCAAGTATATGGGTTTTTCGCTCACTAAAAATGAGATGCAAAGACGGAAAAATGTAATCCAAAAATATAAAGGAATATTATGAAAAGTCCAGTTTACAGCATTAAAGCTGTGCCTATCGAAAAAATTCAGGCAAATATGTACAACCCAAATGCGGTCGCGCCGCCTGAAATGAAATTGTTGTACCAATCCATAAAAGAAGACGGCTACACAATGCCCATTGTTTGCTATTATTTGCCCGATGAAGACAAATATGAAATAGTGGATGGGTTCCACCGCTATATGATAATGCGGGACCACAAAGACATTCATAAAAGGGAAGGTGGAAAATTACCCGTATCGGTTATTGAAAAAGATTTGTCAAACAGAATGGCATCCACCATTCGACACAACAGGGCGCGCGGTACGCACTCTATTCAATTAATGACACATATTGTTTCTGAACTCACAAAAGCAGGAATGAGCGATGCCTGGATATTGAAAAATATAGGAATGGACGCAGACGAATTGTTGCGTCTGAAACAATTATCAGGAATTGCAGAACTGTTTAAAAATAAAGAATTTTCAAAAAGTTTAGAAAAATAAAAAGTATGGAAGCAAATAAAACGAGCCCCGAACACTGGAAAGTATTTGTGCTTATACTAAAAAACACAGCCGAGCAAAAAGATATTTCTAATTATGAAATAGCAAAACAAACAGGTTATTCAGAAAGCACAATTCATCGAGTCTTTAAACTTGAGTTTTGCCCAAAGCTTCAAATATTTATTGATATTATGAGAGTACTAGAGTTGAATGTTTTTTTTGAAACAAGAGACAGCCAAACAAAGCTTAACGCTGCATTTGAAAAAGCAATGGATCAAATGGGTAGAAGACCTGAACAATTGCCCAAAAATTAAAAGCCACGCGCAGCGAAAACGCCCACCGCCCGTTAGGGCGATTTTTGAGCGTTAAGATAAGGGGTTATAAAAATCCCTCGTCTGCAAAACTGTAATAAGCGTCTTCTGTTAAAATCAAGTGGTCAAGCACTTTAATATCTAACAGTTCCCCTGCGCTCTTTAACTTTTTAGTCAAAGATTTATCGGGGTCACTAGGCTTTAAAACTCCACTAGGGTGGTTATGTGCTAGTATCATTGCACAAGCATTTGCCTTAATGGCCCTTTGAAAAACAAGCCTAACATCTACTACAGTACCGGTAATTCCACCTTCTGAAATTTTAGAAACGCCCAATACTAAATTATTGTTATTCAACAGCATAATATAGAAGGCTTCATGATATTGCATGTGTTCTTGAAACGCTTGGCGTAAAATAGTATTTGCATCTTTAGAGCTTGTTATTTTGTGGTTTTCGGCATTAATTCTGCCGTAACTGTATCGTATTGAAATTTCCGCTATATCAAATAAGTTTCTTTCCATAGCTTAAAAAATATAGTCGTTAAAATCATTGTTTTCTGGTTCTGCCAGTTCCTCAAACTTTTTAGCTATTTCCATGGCTTTGTTAAACGCCTGGGCACATTGTGCCTTAAATAGCTTGTAGTCATTAAAATTAAACACGCAAGAAAGTCCTTTCTCCCGTAGAATTTTTTGTACTTGTTCATTAAGCAAAAAACACGTACTTTTGTCATTAGAAATTTTAGTAGTCATATCGCTGAAGTTTTTTTATTCCCTCTGTTTACGCCAATAAACAGGGGGTTTTGTTGTTAATAATACTCTAATTTACAAAGAAATAACACCATAGATAAGTAACAAACATTTACTTTTTATTTTAAACGTTTATACACGGTTATGCAAAAATAACTTAAAGTACCACCTACAAAAGTCCAAATTTACCCTACTAATTTAAAACCAAAAGTTACAACTATCTGAAAATTAACACGTAATCCCAAACAAAACGTAAAAGCGTTTTGTTTGGTTATATTTTGACTCCGACCCGCTGACTTCCTAATGCGCAATTGCACGCCTTTTAAAAATGAGATATATGACCAACCCCACCCAACACGCCCACCCCACCCCAACCATATACATAGACCAACAACAATATAATACACACTAAAACAACAACATAAACAGACGCTGCATTTCAATTCCACGTCACACCATATCTAACAGTGTAGCCGTAACATTGTCTTATGAAGACCACACAGCTATACAAGGCACTCAACACAATGCGACAGCTAAGCAAGGGGAACGTTCCATTCTCGATATCCTTTGTGTCCTATAGCCAATCTAGTCACTCAACCAACGGACATAAAACAGTCAACAATGTAGTACTACGCACAGGCTTATCTAAAGACCACAGCGATAAAGCCATCTCGCTTATTGGATATACAGAATTGGAAACAGGAAACCATCGTTGGTTTTACCTTCCGCTATTAACTAAACTAAATGACACCCCAATATGATTGAATTCAATGGAGACACAGCTATAGTAAACGCCTACGACGTAGCGTTCACCTATGAAACCACCGAAAGCCCGAGGGAGTTTGATAAATACCGAAGCTCCGACCGAGAGCTAGATTGGACAGACGACGACTATCACATTGGTAATTACCGCATATACCCTTATGGTTCAGATAATAACTTACCAAAGTCCATCAAAGATGTAGTACAGACTAACTATATAGCTCCTGGTATACTAAAGAAGAAGTCCCAACTATTATGGGGCAAAGGTCCAAAGCTATACCGTGAAGAGTTTGACGAATCGAGCAACTTGGTTCGTAAGTATATCAACGACAAAGACATTGAGGATTGGATGCAATCATGGGACGCTGAGAGCTACATAAGCAAATGCAATGTAGATTACAGCCATATGGAAGGATGTTTCTCTAAGTTCTTTCAATCCAAAGGTGGTCGCATAGGCGCTCCATCAATAGCTAAGCTTGAACATGTTTCTATGAACAACGCGCGCTTAGCATCCTTAAAGGATTCAATAGATTTCACTCCCACGCACGGTATCGTTACTGATTGGGGGTTTAATAAAATTCAAGATTTAACCAAATTTAAAGCATATCCACTGTTTGATTATAACAATCCCTTCAAGTCAAAGCATGCACTAATGTATAGCAACATGTACAGTTTCTGTTCAGACTACTATACTGTGCCCGATTTATACGGTTCAATGGAATGGCTTAAAAGAGGCACGGCAATCCCGTTAATTCTTAAAGCCCTAACAAAAAACGGCATTAACCCTAAGTATCACGTTACTTCTCCTGCTCATTTTTGGAAAGAAAAAAGAAAAGAACTTAAGGACTGGTGTGCAGATAATAACAAGAAGTACGAAGAAAAAATGTTACAAGAGTATAAAACAGACTTCTTACGACAAATATCTAAAGTTCTTTCAGACGCCGAAAATACAGGAAAGTTTTGGCACAGCATTAAATATCTTGAAGTAGACAACACAAAAGTTCTCGAACACGGATGGGAAATAAAACCCATTGATCAAAACATTAAAGATTTTGTTCAAGCACAAATCACTATATCTGAGCACGCGAATAGACAGGCAGCAGCAGGAGTGGGTATGCACACAGCCCTAACCGGTTCCGGTGAAAGTGGAAGAGCAGACAGCGGCTCAGAACAACTTTACGCCCTTAAAAACTACCTCATTACGGGAATTGACATCCCAGAAATGATAGTATTAAAAGCAATAAATTACGCCATCAAAGCTAATTTCCCGAACAAAAACTTAAAACTAGGGTTCTACCACATCTCTCCACAACGGGAAGAAGACACAAGCAGCAATGATCGCATTAAAAATCAAGTGTAATGGATTTATTATTTGAAAAAACAGCAGGCCTTTTCGCCACAGAGTTTAAAAACGCACTTGGGTTTGTGGACGCAGACTTTAAATTTGCAAAGCTAAAACCACATATCGTTAGCGCAACTAACGATTTGATTAAGGTAATAGGCCTGCCCACCTACACACTCATACAAGGCGCATATGTTGCAGAAAATAAAACCCCTTTAGTAGAAAGAGCCCAAACAGCCATCTGTCTGCAGGCATATACATACTTCAGCAAAATCAACGATCTCTCTCACGGCCCCAATGGTCGGAAGATGCGCAACGACGAAAACCAAGCAAACCCTTTTGAGTGGATGACCATCAAGGCAGATGACGAACAACAACGATTAGCATACCGGTCCATTGACGACCTCATTACATACCTTGATGCAAACGAAGTTTCTTGGAAGACCTCAGATGCTTATAAAGAAACACATAAGTACCTCATTCGCAACGCTGCAGAGTTTAACAACTTTTACACAATCGACTCTCGCTTATTATTCCTTAAGCTTGCCCCTG